TTCGGCGATCTTTTGCGCCGCTCATTTTCTTACGATGTCGTCCCATTTTCATAATCCCTTCTGATTAGTTCTAAATCAATTTCGTTTGCAAAGCTTCTTATTCGCCACATTTCATCTACTAGCTTTTTAGCGTCTTCGATATTTGACACTTTTTTAAGCATTTTGTAATTGTCATCAATTTCTTTTAATTTTCGTATGAGTAGCTCTTCTAGTGCTTCTGTGGTCTGGTCTCTTACGTTCCATGTCTTGTGCATCATGGTTTACTCCTTTTCGTTTTCGTTGATGCTGTCGTGCAGCGCGTGATAGATCTCGTCAAGTTTTTCGAGAATCTGCATCATAATGCGGATTGCTTGCTTGACGTCTTTAATGGAAATCAGCGCCATTTTATACCCCCTTTCTGTATTTTTCATTTCTTGTATCGAAATGTACCCAATTGTTATATACGATGATTCCGCCGCTGTTTGGTACGATGTCGTTTAGTACTTTTGCAAGTTCTTTTGGCGTCACTCCGTTCGCTCTGATGTCTGCCGCCATGCCGCGCATGTGATAGCTATATTTTGCTCCGCCTACTTTTTTGTTGTGGCTTACTGTGCGGTATCCGCTCGTGATGACAATCGGCTTATTGATTTTTTTTCTTGCGATCTCTAGAATGACTGCTAGATATTCGTCAACGAATACGATTGGTGACCCGTCTTTGCAAGCAAACTCTTTCACTTTGAAGTGGTCTGTGATTTGTTCGTTTCCTTGCTCGTCTACTACATATGCTTTGATTTCCATGTTTGTTAACCCTCTTCTATTTTGTTTATCTTCCATTGGCTTATGATGTCTTTTTTTGTCCAGATGAGACACTTTGCAAGTTTTTTGCTTTCTGCCAGCGTGTGGCGAATTTCTCTTTTGCCTGTTTCTTTGTTTGTCATTTCAATTTTGTAGCTTTTCAGCGTCATTCTGAACACCTTCCTTCCTCTGACTTTATTATACTCCTTGTCAATAGGTTTTTCAATGATTTTGCTGTTTTGTAATAAAATTGTAACCTTCTCTTGCAACCCGGTTTTGCTCCTTTGTTTCGAAAGCGCTTTAGCGCCTTGCCGTGCGGAGCGTATGCGGAGCTCGGCTAATCCATTCATTGTAAGCGCTGTGCGCGTTTTCAACACTTTCAACACTTTCAACAGGTTTTCCACAAAATGTTGCACAATGATTTTCGTCATTTTGACGGACTTTCAACAATTCAACAATTTTTCAACAAAACTTTCAACGGCGTTTTTTGCTTTTTATTTACGCTTTAACGTTAAATTTTAGTACTTTTCAACTTTTCCACTACTACTACTACTACTCCTACAACAAGTTAATATTATATCGCGCGTGCGCGCGTGCGCGCTATCGCGCGTGTGCGCACGTGCGAATTGGATTATTTGATAGACTGAATAGTTCGATACATGGCGTCCTTAGACGACAATAGCCCAGTACCTTACTTGATAGGCACTGGGCTAGGTGACACTATGACACTGTTAAAGTGTCCCTCTCTTCTTCATCTGCTTCTTTATTACTCTCTCTTTTGTTTTACATTGTTCTGCAAAGTCTGCATTTTCGTACTTTAGCCGGTTTTCTGCAATTGCTGCTGCTTGTCTGTTCTGTTTAATTCTCCATAATCTTTGTGGGTTTTCTGCTTCCATCATTTTTTCATAATAGCGCGGAATTTGTGCGTGTTTGCCGTTTGTGCATTGGATATATCCTTGCCGCCAGATCTCTTCTTTGTGCTCTTGGTAATAGTGTTCGCCTAAACCCGGCTTTAGGCTCATGCATGCGAATGGTTTTGTTTGCCCTAGTTCGTAGTATGCGTTTGCTTTTTGGCCGTCTATCTCATACATTTTTTTTGTGACGTACCCTGCAACATATCTATAGGTTTCTGGCACTGCTTGTGCTATCTGTATTTGACCCATGCCCCATAGGTTTTCTAGCCATTTACTTGTAAAGTATCCGTTGTGTTGTATCTTGTACAGGTGTTCAAGGTCTGTTGGTTGCCACCCGTATAGAATCATGTGATAGTGCGGTCTTGCTGTCTGTTCTCCGTATTCTCCCGCTACAAAATAGCGTAATTTGCCCCTATAAGCCTTTCTGAGACGTTTTAAGAATTTTTGAATGTCAGGATATAGTAACGTTTGGACGCTTTCAGGGCGCTTCTCTCCCGGCTTCCAGACGTATTGCACTTTTCGCATGATTTCGCCTGTGTTTATTATCATGCCCGGTACATGATCGTCATCATAGGTTAGCGTAATAAACCAGACTTGTTCTTTTGGATAATCTCGTGCTTCTAATTCTATTCGTGTTGTCCAGTCCTCTCTTTGTCTGATTCTACATCCGATACATTGTCCGCATGGTATCAACATTATATCTTTCCTGTACATCAGATCTTCATATTTGAGCTGTTTTCCCGCTAACTGAGAAATGCGGGAGAGTGAATACACCCTCCCGCTAATGTCTTTATCGTTCGGGTTGTACAGCCTTATTAATGGCTTGTAGCAACTCATTTTAAATAATCACCCGGTTCCCTTTTTTCTCCGTATTTGCCCGTTTTGTCTTGCGGTTTAATGTAGTTTTTCTTGTTTGGTTGTTTTGTTGTTGGCTTTACTGCATCTTTGATTGCATCGTCTGTGCCGTTTGCAATTTTTGTTAATGCTTTTGTCAGTCCATAGGGCGTCATGTGTGTATTACTGAGCATCTGTTGCCAGCTTTCTGCGGCGTTGTACCAGTCGCTTTTCGACCAGCTGTTGCTTTCGTATGCGTTCGGTACGAATCCGCCGCTTCTGCTTACTCCTAGTGCGCTGCTGCTTGCTAGTCCCATACTTGCACCGCTAATTGTTCCTGCGCTTCCCCCCGGTGTGCTTGCTCCGCCGTTTGAAAAAGCTAAGATTGGATTAAGTCCCGCTTTTTTCATGTCTTCAACTGCACGCTGGTATGCTGTGCTTGACATGTGTTCTTGCCATTCACGGTTTGCTAGTGCTTCTGCACTGTTGTAGTTCATTGCTACGCCGTTTTCAATGTGGTTATATATGCCTTGCATGATTGCTTGTAAGGTGTTGTACCCCATTTGTTTAAGCATACTCTGACTGTTGTATTTACCTTGCATGGCTGCTTCTTGCCCTTGGTATGCATATGCTTGTTTTAGCCAGTCGTTTACCTGTTGCACGTTTGTGCCCGAATAGCTTCCGCTTTCTGAATGACCGCCGCCTTGGCTTACACTGCCGCCTTGGCTTTGGCTGTTGCCTTCCTGACCCCATCCGCCAAATATTCCGGCGACTTGTTTACCAGCGTTTGCAAATGTTCCAATTGTGCTTGCAATGTTTCCGGCTACGTTTAGCCCTGTTAAGAGTCCTGATAATGCGCTCATTTTAAAAATAGCCCGGATTTCTCCGGGCTTTCTCCTTTCTTACAGTTTGTACAAGCCCGGTACGCTGTACAACGGCATACGTCTTGTTGTTTTGTTTGCTACTCGGATTGCGCCGAAGAACTGCGGCTCATCCTGCACGATCAATGTTCTTGCGATTTCTTTCTTTCCTTCTGCCATCCACTCCTGCGATAGTGTTGGTACGGTTGAATAGTTGTCGGCATAGTGCCAGAAGTCCAGCGTTCCGATTGCGTTGCTTCTCATGAGGCCGGATACTCGATTCGGCTTCATTCTGTAGTCTGCCCATGCTTCCTGGTAACCGAAAGTTTCTTCGTCTGTTGCTGTGCCGGTTAGCATGATTTCTTTCTTTTTGACAGGCTGTTCGCCAAGATTTGCGAACTGAGGTACGTAATAGTCCAGTCTGTCCGTTCGACTCCAGAAACGTTCAAGCCCTTGCTGGTAACTGTGATTGTGTCGTACACAACATACACCGATTACGAATCCGTGTTCCTCGAAAGATTTCGTAAAACTGCTTTCATTGATGGGTGTTACTGACATTGCACCGGTTTCACCAATAGGCGTGTCTTTGTCGGTCTGCTGTCCGCTTGTCTGTACGATCTGGTTAACATTGACGCGGTATCTGCCGCCGCCAAGATATTCCGGGATCTGTACAGTTTTATCTGAGATAATTACATCCCACAATGCTTGTACCTGCTCGCGGTAACGGCTGCCGCCTCTTGCCAGCGCCTCGTAGTACTGTTGCACTGCTACGGCTTTTCGCAAGTCGTTGATGGTTGCTGCGGTTACGCTTCCAAGGTCTGCGCCTAGGTATACTACTTTATGGTCACTGCCTGTTCCGTCTCCAATGGCTAAGTATGCTGATCCTGTGCCTCCATCTGCTGCGATTGCATACATTTTGTCTTTGATGTTGCCCGGGTTTGTGCTTCCGTCAAAAAAGCTGTTTGCATATAGTGGTGCTTTTTCGTTAAATTTATCATTTGTGTATCCGGATATTCTTGCATTGCCTTGCATTGGCAGCGTCACTTCCGGCCCACGTTGTGCATAGGGGAGACAGCTTGAGAAGTAGTCGTGGAACTTGTTTACCGGTAGACAGAGCCCGCCGGTTATTGCTTCATTCAACTCTTTTTGCATTTTGTCCGCGTTGGTTGAGTTTTCATTGTAGCTTTGTGCGTATGTTACATCACTGTCTTCGTCTGACCATACTGCCGCATTGCCTACATTTTCGTCTCTAAAAAATTCGTTCCAGATCATTACATATGCTCTGATTGGCAATGCGTTAATTTTGAAGGGTCTTTTTACTTTCGTTGGAACGCCCATGTAATCTAAGATACTTTTTTCGAGTGGTTTTGCTGAGGTTTCACTTCCTTCGATTTTTATTTCTGGGACTTTGTACGTTTTTACTGGCATCCAGGGTTTATTTTCTACTTCTCCCATGAATTGTTTAAAGTTTTTCCATAGGATGCGATTTGGACAATAGAAGTAATAGAAGTCGATGAATGCATCATCCATCACTGGAAACTTCGGTGTCGTCATTCTGATGATTGCTGTCGTGTTTACTCTAAATGTGTCGCCCGGCAATACTTCGTCAACGTAAAACGGAATCAATTTCCCGGAATCAAATGTTGTTAAAATCGTCTGGTCTCGGTTGAATCGTGTTCGACTTGCTTTCATTTCTGGGATTTGGTTGAAGTGTCGTTCATTGTTTCGATTCACTTTTCTTCCTCCTTTGCTTCAGGTTCTGCTTTTGCTTTTTCCGCTTCCATTTTTTGTAGCTCTTCAAGCTTCATTGCGTTTGCCTGTGCGGTCGCAATCATGCGGTGATACTCATGAATGTTTTGCGGAAATTCGGTGATGTCCACTTCTTCCCCCGTCATTGCTCCTTCGGATAAGCTTTCAAGGAACTGCGGGTCAAAACTTGCTTTTCGGACAATGTTTTTGATGTCGCATTCGTCTGCATAGCTTTCGATTTCTTGCTGAATGTCGATCGGTTCTGTTTCTTGCAGCACTTCTTGCCCTTTTTCGTCTTTTGTCCAGACGTATTGCTTTCTGAATTTTTCTCCGCTTTCAGAAAAGAAGGGCTCTCGCCCTTCTTCGTATCGTTTATTCATGCGGCTTGCCCTCCCATGCTTTCTCTTTGTCGTTGGTGAAGGTGCCGGTCTCATCGTTGAATGTTGCCAGCCGGTATCCGATGTAGTCTTCCGGACTCTGTCCGACAAAAGTCTTTTCGTCCTTTTCCATAACATTGCACATACGCGCAAAGGTTGCGTTATTCTTGCTTTCGCCTACCCACGCATAGCACTTTGCTACGTTGTCCCACAGTCCATAATACAGATGTTCCATTGTCTTTTCCTTTCTTTTACAGCCGGATACCACCGCGCATGGGCTTCTGGCTAAGGTTGATAGTTTTCGTCTTTCGTGCAGTTACGTTGAACATTCGGCGATCTTTTGCGCCGCTCATTTTCTTACGATGTCGTCCCATTTTCATAATCCCTTCTGATTAGTTCTAAATCAATTTCGTTTGCAAAGCTTCTT